CGGTATATCTAAATACTGATGTATTTTGTGAATATGTTTCTTTTACAGTATTAGCCATATATCATCACCTCCAAAAAAAAATAAAAGGTAGTACTAAACTTGTACTACCTTTATGTTCAGGCTGCTCTCTTTTACACTCTGTTAAGGTCTAACGGATACTCTTGGAAATATCTATTATTAATATATCGAACTTCATCAGGATTATAAAGATTTATAAGTCCTGCTGTCATATCCATAGATGCAATAGAATTTTCAAATAGCATAGTTTGATAATTTAAATCAATAGCTGCAAATCTATTTGTGACTTCAGCTCCAGTTATACCTTTTATATTTTCTAGTAAACAGAATGGATTAGGCTCCATGAAAAAGATTGCATTGGCATTATAGCCATTTGAAAATATATTAGAAGCAACAGCATTCTCTAAAAGTTTGATAGCATTGTTTGCATTCTTTAAAGCATTCATACTACGATCTCGAACTCCAGATACAGCTTGAAATATACTAAACATACGAAAGTCTAGAATAGTTTCAATTTGCTTCTTTACCCCAAGCTCTCCATATCTATATGCATTATACAATGTGCTTTTTGTTGCAACCCAAGATACGTCTTCTTGCATTCTCTTTTTAGGTCTATACAAAAAGGTTCTTGGTTTAAATGCTACTAGCTGGTATGCTAGATCATCTTTGCTATAGATGAGATTTGGAGATTTGTCTTCTTTATTTTTATTAATGATAGAAGATACAATTACCGAAAATTCATTTTCTTTATCAATGACATAAAAAATATCATATAAATATGGAGTAAGAACTTTTATCATGTTTAGATTATCATCAATGAGATTACTGAGCATGATATTAGAATTTTCCATAAAAATATTCTTCTCATTGTATCTATAATAATTCACGAAAGCCTCTTTTGGTCTAGCTCCCCCATATACTATATAGACTTTGCTAGTAGTTTTATGGCGAGTTTCAAAATAAGCTCTTAGATGAATGGCAAGGTTGATCAAGGAGGATGCTATAACGCATGAGTCCTTGACAGAGATGTTTGAGCCTTGCCTATAGAGGCTTCTCAGGATAGAATAAGCATCTATAAAAATATTTATATCTCTTACATCAGTAGCTCCATATAATGCAAACTTAGTCATTTCATACATCCTATCATATTTGATAAAAGATCCATACAAAAGGTCTGCAATATTTGGGTTGTACGCCTGAAAATTATCCTGCATTATCTCATCCTCCTCTCTCGGGTTTATATATACTCAAGGAGAAGTATATCAAATAATGCTCTTAGGATCATAGAAACTTTGATCAAGAGAATCGATGCTTGCCGATGCAATTGAATCAAGATCTACTCCAGACTCCTCAATAATCTCTTTAACAGCAGGGAAGAAATCTTCTCTATCTTTAAGGCCATTGAGGGTTTTTCTTGTGTCGCCATAACCATTTGTCAGAAGTGCCTCAATAAGATTATCGGGCCCTTCTTCAGTCATGAATGCTACACCCTTTCCTGCGATTTCTTCTCCCTCACTATTCGTATACCATTTACGAATATCGAGTTTAAAAGGTCCGCTAGGAGACCATCTTAGTTTTCTCAAAGCCAAGAAACTATTCCCAGGGATCTCATCAAATACAACATTGAGAGATGGATCAATTTCTAGCTGAAATTCTTTCTTTCCACCAAATGCCATTTTATTTATCCTCCTAATGATTAAAAAAGAAAGGCATGAAGAATAAACTTCATGCCTTTCCTATTATACTCAGAGACTAACCGTTTCAGATTAGCGAGTATAACGATGGAACTGAGGAGCAGATGCCGCATAGATTCCGAGACTTCTCTGAATCTCACGAACAACACCAGTGTCAAGCTGGCAAACCTGCATGATGAACTCATTGCTCTTACCGGGAATCATGGTAGAGGGAGTTGCTACGTACTCGAAGCGACCATCATCAGTCTTGTCACCATAGATCTCGGTGATAAGCTTGTTAAGGTCAAGACCGGATACGCATACAACAACTTCTTCCTTGCCATATGCAGACATAGGGGTGCTGATCTCCTGGATGTGCTCATTCCAACGAGTACGATCGCCAGAACGCATGAACACTTCGAGAGCTTCCTTGGTGTCCTTGGTAACAACGAATGCATGGCCAATGCCTGCACCAGCTACCTTGTTATAACGCTCAGCAAGGCTGGGCTTGGAATCTTCCTTCTTCTCTGCGGCCTTCTTCTCATCATAGCCGTAGGGACGGAGGTTCTTGATTTCACCCTTGGACTCATCGCCCTGATCCTTGAAGTAAAGATCGACGTAGAGAGTTCCGATGGGCATAGATGCGGCTACAGTGGGAAGCGCAGATCCGTCATTGATACGGATGTTGCAACCATAGTAGTCATGGAATACGGGAGCGAAGAGCTCAGAAATAACCTTTGCCATATCGATAGTCGAAATGATATTGGTCTTCATGTCGCCCTTAAACTCGGGATGGTCCGAAACAGTGATTCTGCACTTTTCGGTCTTTGCGGTTTCGGTTTTCACGATTTTGCTGTCTGTCATGATACTTTCTCCTTGTAAAATAGTTTTTTTTGATTTTAATTCAGTGTTATGGATATTGTAAACTTCTATCCCTTCCACGTCATCACTATAATATTATATGTCTATTATTAAGTTTAATTCTTTAATAATTAAACGTAAATAATTAGATTTCACTCATAGATCTGGGAAGGTACTTTCCGTCTGCAGCATCATAACCACAAATATAAACTTTATTGAAATTATCCTGAGCAGAAGAAATAAGCAAATATTTTCTATTGATCTTGCTTAAATCAATTTCTCTAGAATATTCTACAATATAAGTTTCCATAATATTAACTTTGAGTTCGTTCTCTAAGAAAAGAATATTCTCCATACTGAGACATTCATCCTCAGCATTTACAGAAAACGGTACTTCGGTAATGTCGAAACACTTTCTAAAGTCATACATAAAGTTATTTGTTATAAGAAGCTCTTTAAGACTAGAGCATATACCACAAACTTCTTTATCTTTAAATTGACCCACGAGAGCAGACGACATTTCTTTAATTGAGTTATCATACTTGACATTGCTAAACAAAGAAAGAATATCTTCGAGCGTATCGTCAAGATATACTGCAATAGGTTGTGCAGATTTCAGAGCTGTGCATGTAAGCACAAGCTGAAAATCAAGATTAGCAGGACAAGTGTCCTGATTAACCGATACTCCAACATGAATAATCTTGTCAGGATTATTATTTGTAATATTTGTAAAGAAATCATAGATTCCCTGTCTACATACTGCAAAAGGTAGATCAGGTCTCTTAGGTTCTTTCTTAAAACTCTTGAGCGCTACAATTGTATCAGATACTTCGCTATTCTTAACAATTGATAGCATAAAGAGTCCATCCGGTTTAAGCATATGATAATTGGATGTAAGGTATTCAGAAGACATAGATTTATTTGTACCATCAGCCTGTTTATACTTAACCCTGTCCTTTTTATCAATATTTACTACACGGATTATCTCAAGTTCTTGATTATCATTAAACTTGAAGAATTTGCTACCCGTATAAATTGTAGGTTTCTTTTCATCCATATTAAATATCCTCCTTAGGCTTATAAAATCTACTTGCTGTAGCTTCTTCCTGTTTATAATATCTGCCTCTATAAAGTTTTCCTACCTTGCCACAAGGCTTAAAATAACAAACCTGAGCAATATCAGTATTTGCATATATACGAATAGGCTCTACAACAGTAATCTCAAGCGTCCATGTGCCATCAAATCCAATATCTCCAAATCCTGCACAAACATGAACAGAGATACCAAGACGGCCACCAGATGAACGGCCATTAATCATAGGAATAAATTTATCACTCCAAGTTCTTTCAACTGTACGCCCAATATAAAGAACTCCAGGCTGAAGAACAAGACCTTCTTCAGGAATTGTCAATTCAATAGTCTTATTCTCTTTCATCATATCAAGAGGAGCAAGAAAATCTTTCTTAACAAAGTTATTCTGAATATAATCACGAAGCGAAGAAATATAGTATTCAAGTCTTTTTGTAATATCAGAAATCGATCCGATAAACTCATTTCTAAGCTTAGTATCAGCTTGCTTTCTAGCAATATCCGTAGAAATGATCTTTTTATCTATAGTATCGAATGCTTTATCAATCTGCTCAAATTCATTTTCAATATGAGCTGTAATATCATTAATATTTCCGCTGAAAGAATCTTCTAGCAAATCGATCTTATTAAGAACATCATCAATTCTATTTGTGACTGCATAAGCAACAGGTTCTACTAGATTCATAATTCCATTTTCTTTGGCATAAATATTGCCTTTAGAATCTTCATATAGTTGTTTATCATTAACAAATTCATATGCTGTCTTAGCATTTTCAGAATTATTAATTCCATCTGCTTCTGTATTTTCATGGAAAAAGCTTAATTGCTCGTTTTCTATTTCCGAAGATTGAGTTTCTTTCTTTTGGCAACTCGTTTTAAGAAGAATTGTATCGAACTTTCTAAACATTTCAGCTTTAGATTTGTTCTTAATGCTCTTCATAATTCTATTAGACTTATTCTCAATACCACTAGCATCAATAGAATTAAATGAATTTCTTGATTCAATAGCTGTAATTCTAGAATCTAGAATTGAAAGAATAGATTCAAGATCTCTAATAAAATTAGGATCTTGGAATTCTGCATCAGGTTTTAGGATGTCTGACCTATCAGAATCTCTTGCATATATAAGTAGCTGGGGGTGTAGCTTAAGATTATAGCTATTTGGGTTCAAAGCCACAGGATCATAGGGAGTTATTCCTATATGACCTTTTTTTATTTGCTTTTCAATTTCGGCACCTGTTAGCATGCCACCATTTCTAAAACACATATTTATCTCCTCCAAATATGTAAATTTTGATTATTACTAAGTTTAGGCTCTATTATTTTATAAAAGAAAATGGGATATCTATTTCTAGATATCCCATTAATTATTTAGAAGGATTTAATCAATTTCTTAATTAATCCTACCATTGTAGTCATTGTTGTAGCATTAACTTTAATTGTAGCAGAACTAAAAGGACTTGCTTCATAATATTCTGTAAAATTAAAATCATTTTCCACTTTCATGACTTCAGATAAATAGTATTTAAAATCATTTAAAATCTTGGCTCTTGCTTTATGAGCAGAAGAAGATTCTATTGCAAATGAAGGAAGTTTTTGGAACTTTTCAGAATGAAGCTTTTCTTCAATAAGACAAGACATCATCCATAATTTAGATAGCTCATATTTAATTCCTTCATAATTCTTAGCTTGATGATATTGTTTTAGAAGCTTGTGAGATTTTGCATATTCAGCTTCAAAATCAATCTTCTTGATATTCTTAATCAAAAGATTTCCTTCTTTATCAAACTGAATTGGAAATTCTTTGGCTTCTCCAAAAGGCCTAATATCAATAGCATCGAATAATACATTTTCTAGAATACGTCTAATAACAGGATTAGAAACAATATCAATATCCTTTTGCATTTCATATAAAGCTGAGAGATTATTGATATTATTTATAATAGCTGTAGCGTATCCCGTTTCATTCTTAATATAAAATAGCTCTTGTTCTTTAAGAGGAGTAGCTCTTTTCGAAAGAGCATTAATAAGATTCTTCATCTTTCCAACTTCATATTTTGAAGCAAGCCCAGAATAGACAGAGTAAATTCTTTGTTCAGCACTAAGAGCTTTATTCATATCTGAAGGAGATACCTTAGAAGGATCCTTTCCGGTAATATTAATGTCTGCAGCTTGTAGGCATCTACTTACAAATTGAGAACAGATTAGACTCCATTCCTTGTTATAAGGAATATTGAATAAGTAAGTAAATAGGTTGATATATGAATAGCTGGTCTTTTCAGCATTATCGACAAATTTTTGAATAAATCCTTCGATATTAGCATATGCTTCTGGGCCAACAAAGAATGTATAAACGCCAATTCTACCACCTATCGGCAAATCATCAATATCTTCTTTTCTAAACCCTTGTCTTTCGTTAGTACCTTTCTTAGCAATTCCAAATGAATACATATTGTGTAACGAAGGATCAAGCGATATAGCAATATGAGAATAAATATCATGCGTAATAGTTTTGATAGCGTTAGAAAAGTAAGACTTTCCTTCTATCATGACTACATATACAGGTTTAAGATTCTTTCCACCTTCAACTACTGCTTCAGTAAGGATTTCCTTGGCCTCACAATTTTCATAAAATTCTCCAAGGTTAATTACTTTAGCTCTAGGCTTAAAGTTTGGATTAAGACGCTGCGAAGTAATTTCTCTAGCAATCATTCTATTCCTGTCATTGAATTCTACCTCAGGATTCCATCCTAGTTCAATAATAGACTGTTTTCTAGCATTTATCTGTGCTTCTGTAGCCGTCTCTTTCATCAAACTCAATTCATGCATTAACTGTCTAACTTTATTTATCCAGTCAGATGCATAATTAGAAAATTCTGTATAGTATCCTTTTCCTAAATGGTAATAACTATTAAACCATTCCTTTACAGTAATATCGGGAGTTAGTTCAGCATTATCGGCAATAACTCCATAGAAATTTTCTTCTGGATTGCTAGCATAAACGCCTTTATCAATCATATCGTCTGGACTAAGGAAAGGAAGTTCTCCACAATCAATACCATAATTAACTGCAGGCAAGGATCCAATATCCATTCCATCAATTACATCAGATATAATTCTATTAGTTAAGAGCTCTTCATAGATACTCTTTCTAGGAATAACTGCTTCTATAAGAGATTTTGCGGCCATATTTACAGATTCATTTTCAAGTATAGATTTGAGGTAGTTTTTCGTATCAGTACTTGTACCAGATTCTATCATATAGCCATATTTATCTGTATCATTATCAGAAAGGTCGTCTCTTAAGAATTCTCTCTTTAAATATTCATAATGGCGAAGATTCGTTACTCCAAACAGCTCTTCACTCATCCAGTCAGATTCTCTACGATGCTTCTTAATCATCATATTAAATGCATCCCACAAAGCTTCAAGCTCTTCAATAGTTCTTGTGGGTACAATAATAGTTCTATTGGATTCTTCAGCCCATTCTTTTGCTTTTTCTACATCTTCTGTAGAATATTCTATACTATCCAAAGGATAATAAGAATTACTATAGTCAATATACGACTCTGTAACTGGAGAAGAAGGATCTTGAATGGTTCCATTATCTTCAATGAAATCATCTAATTCAAAACTATCTCCTCCAGCTAAAGCAACTGCTCTCATTTCTTCATAGAGAGTTTGATTGGTACAACCAAATATCTCGAGGCACTTCCAGTCAGATTCTCTACGCAATTTTTTATGCATTTGGTTAAATCTATTCCACTGCTCCTCCAAATCTTGAAGGTCTGTAGTAGGAATCATTATAACTCTATTTGCTTCACGAGACCATATAATAGCCTCTTCAATTTTAGCCGAATCATCAATAATTTCCGGCTTCTTTTCTTTACTCAGATATTTTTCAATTCTGAGATCATCTTCCAAAATATCAAATGGCATCACTACTAACCTCCTTCTTTGAATTATTGGAATAGATATTGTTCATGATGTCTATAATGCCAGAAGCTTCAAGACTTTCGAGATCAGAAAAATACTCGCTAGCCATATAGAAGTCTCCATTAGTAATAGCATAGTATCCTTTTTCAGAATGACAGATAATTACATGCTCGCCGTCAGTACGAATTATATTCTTATCAAAATCCTTATCAAGCATATTTACCATAGCATTTTCAATAAGTTTACATTTCAGTTTCTGCTCTTCAGCGTCATAATACCTAAAACATTCTGTGCAAAGGATCTGATTGTTATCGATAATTTTTGAGCCTGTTAAGACTCCAATAATATCTTTAACCGTTTTAGGCGGATTAGATATTAAATCATGAATCTCTCTAATCTTATACTCTACATCAGCAGCTTCATAAACAAGAAGAGGTCCAAGCTCATATTTTGTGCGAAATGCATCTTCAACAAGAGGAAGCATTCCCTCGTCATCATCAATGATATATTTATCAAGCTCGCTATCTGTATATGCAAATCCCGAAAATACTCCATTCATTCCATAAGGAACCACATAAGCAACAGGAGGTCTATGCGGAGGCAATCCTCCAACCTCTTCATTTATATGAATCTTCATATTGGGATTGTCTGAAGTTATAGCTTCGTTTTTAATATCTGCTAAAATATCAAGGAGCTGGGCAAAATTATTATCAGTAAGTCTGACATAATTGAAAGTCCCTAGCTTTGTTATCATGACTTCTTTAGCAGCTTGCTTGCTTCTATAAACAGGCATACTTCTAGTATTAGGATTTGAGCCGCCGTCTTTAACTTCTATAAGAAGATTTGCTGGTATATAGTAGATATCAGTAATCCACTTATGAATTTGGCCCTCAAATTCATATTCTAATACTGGTCCAGGTGCTTGAATGTCTTTAGAAGGAATATTAAGGACCTTATCCATAAATTCAAGAGCATTCTTTTCGTATAATCCTGTATACGTCATCTTAGCTCCATCAGTAAATGTATAAGTTCCGGAAATACGTCTGCCAGCAAGCATTTTTTCTTGCTGTTCAGGCTCATTTAAAAGAGTAGGTTTGTTATAAACCCTAAGATGTCTTTCAAGAGCTATTTCTCTAACTCTTGCCTTACATTTAGGATTATCACAAAGATTTCTATATCTATTGATTTTATCATTCCACTCATATACAGGCTCTTTGCAAATCATACATAATCCATAATTTTTACCATTTATAGAATCGTATACCGCTCTAGCTGCCGTATAATTATCGGGAATGAGATCATCATGCAGCTTATCTACATGCTCTACAAGTTCACCCCTAGTAGCTTTAAAGTTACAGTATGGACACTTGTATTTTCTTGAGGTTTTATAGTTTGGTTTACTCATATCTCAAACCTCCTATTATTTTAATTATTATCAGTATGTTGAGGGTGCCAAAAAGAAAAAAGAAGAGACAGTTATACCGTCTCTTCCTTGACAAATGAGATATAAAAGCGGAGATATATCGAAAAAGGAGGTCTACATGAACAAAAATGAGCAGGAAAATGTCACATATCCAAACACAACGAAAGGAAAAACAAAACTTTGCAAGCAAAACGTAAAAACTCGATTATCTCTCTTTTATTTATATGTTATAATCATTCTTTTACGTGTGTATTTTTTAACAACTACAACACAATATTAAAAATTTACCAAAAATTTAGGTGGTGAATATATGGCAATTCAAGAATTTTTATTTTCAATTGATGACTTTCAAAATCCTAAGATTGTTGAAGGTCCTGAAGCTGTAGCCACTCTTCTTGTAAGATTGCTACTTCTTGAACCTGGAACTATTCAATCTCACCCCGATGCTGGAGTTGGACTTATGTCTAGATATAGATATAGTCAGGAAGGCATTGCGGAAGAACTCAAATCTGATTTTAAAAATCAGATCGAAACCTATTTACCTCAATTTTCTCAAACGCAGATTACTGTAACAGAACGAGATAAACAGTTGCAGATTACTGCAGAAATTGATGGAAATCTTTATGGTATCAATTATGATTCAGATACAAACGAAATCAAAACAAATTATGCAAGTTTGAATGATCTTTAAGGAGGAAATTAATCATGTCTGAGAACAAGAATGTTTCGCTGGGTGATATGATGGACAGAGCTCCTCGTACATCCACTATTGATCTCACTGTTAAACCTACGAAGCCTGCAGAAAGTGCAATTCCTACTCCTGTATCTCTTGATAATATGGAGAGAGTTGATGTGGCTTCTATTCTCCCTAAGAAGGAGGAAGTATCCGATGCTGGAGATGAGCTCTTTGCAGAGCTTGATGCAGCTGTCGATAAGGAATGCCAGAGTATTACTGAGCGCATGGAAGCAATCAGAGAAGCTCAGGCAGATGAAATTGATCGTAGAGATGAAGAAGCTTATCTAGCCGATGTAGATAGCAGCGATAAGACCAGTACTACTTCTACCTCTACAAATGATGATGAGGATTTTGGTCTTTATGATGATAAAGATGTTGAAATCCCTGCAGTTAAGACTTCTGTAACTAGAGCTGCTATTAGAGTTCCTCAGAAGGAGGAATCTACTACAACTGCTACTGAAGAATCTGCTACTGTAGTTGCAAATACTGCAGATGATGAAAAGGCAGAAATCGAATCTGAAAGAGCATCTATTCTGGCGAATACTAAGGATTTTGATCTCTTTGGTGATGATGATGAAGATGATGCTGATTCTACTATCGATGACGGTTCTAATGAGAGAAGAATCGAAGAGCTTAAGGCTGAAGTAAAGGAGAAGATTCAGCCTATTAAGAAGGCTTATGACCTTTCCAAGTTCTCTATTTCTAAGAAAGCTGTAAGTATTTCTAAGGTTATGAAGATGGCTACTCAGGGTAATGTAAATGTAGCTGACTGGGTTCTGTATGGAGCTAAGCGTCCTTTCTCTGCTACCGCTTTGTCCGGACCTGAGATTCTTAAGCTTAACCCTGATAATACAAATCGTAATAGACTTAATACTTTCCGCGATATGTATCGTGTTATTTATGATCATATTCTTGATGCAAATAAGCCTGACTTCGAAGTTTGGCTCAAGCAGACAAGATTTATTGACATGACTCATATTTATTTCGGTCTTTATAAGGCAACCTTTGGTGGCTCTAATTTCGTAAACTACAGCTGCCCCAATTGTGGTAAGATCTTCCTTAGAGACGTAAGTTTTGAGGATATGATCGTATACGCCGATGATAAGGTTAAGAAGGAAGTTCAGGATATGCTGAAGATGGATACTACTTCTGCTAGCAATGATAGTTATGAAGTTGACCTTGTTCAGGTATCTAATGATTATGTATTTGCACTTCGTACTCCTTCTATCTGGAATGTTATTATCGAGACCGCAAGCCTCAATGACCAGTTCCTTGAGAAGCATCAGGATCTCATCGATGTTGTGGCATTTATCGATACCATTTACGTTATTGATGAGGCTAATGAGACCCTTATTCCTATTGATACTAAGCCGGATCCGAATGACCAGGCTAAGACTTCCGCTCGTCGTGTGAAGGCTTTCTATGATGTCATTCGCACCCTTAGCTCCGAGGACTTCTATCTCCTCAGAAGCAAGATTAATGGCTATGATAATGACAGTAGTGCCATTTCTTATCGTATTCCCGCTACTACTTGCCCCGAGTGTGCAACTGCTATTCCCGAGAATACTGAAATGACGCCTGACGGCATGCTTTTTACACGGCATCAGTTGGCAGCTATCGGCAGTATGTAGAATACGTCGAGACGATTGCCACCTATTTAAAAGGTCGTGTAAGCGTCTTAGATTTAATGGAACGCCCGTTCCGAGAGCTGCATGAACTCTATAAAATTGTCCTTGAAAGAGCTGAGGCACAAGCTAAGGCTGAGGAGGAAAGAAAGAAACAAGAAGAAGAGGAACGTAAAGCTGAAGAACGGGCTAACCGTGGAGGAAAGCCGTATATTCCAACTAGGCCGTATAATCCATCTGATGAAAGACAACAAACGAAACCCGCAGACAAAGCTCCAATCGCGGCTCCATTAGAAGCCGAAGCCCTCGAAGATGCCTTCGAAGACATGGCAGATGGAGGATTTTAAAATACAATAAGGAGGCTAATGAAGCCGATGAATACAGCAAATTTTATCCAAAACTTCAGTTCGGATAATCTTTCGCTTGTTGTAACCAGATTTTTTGATGAGATAATGGTTCTTTACAATCTTGTCGGTCATAGACAGGATTTGAATATATATGCAGATAATGACTCTCCAGTAGCAACCTTTACAATTGTAATGGATAGCGAAGAGGATGCTGATGCTCTATTCAACAGTTTAAATGGATCATCGTTCTCTGTCTATAATAATGATTACAATATCGATATGACATTATCCGGCGTTAAAGTAATCACAACTATTAAAGCTGCCTCTTAATGAGGCAGCTTTTTGCTTTTGTCAACGTCGCGATTTAATGTCTTCACATATTATTAAGAGAGGTGATGCAAAATGGCAGATATATTTTCTGGTGATCATCTCAGAGTTAATCTGATAGATCCTGAAAGATTAGTCAAAGTAAATGATCTTAAAGAGATTACAAATCCTGTTTTCTTTGTAAGGAATTCTGTTCCTACACCAGATGGATTGCTATCTAATGAGATCTTTGGAATTACTAAGTATGATAGAGCTAATACCTTTGCATATATTGATCTTGGTGAATACTTCTTAAATCCTTTAATTTATAAAATGTGGGTCAAGGTAGATTCTGCAATTAAAGATTGTATTCATGGCATTAAGACCTTCAAGATCAATGATAAAGGTGAATTAGTCGAAGACCCTGATGGAGAAAATGGTATTGCATTTCTTCATAAAAATATTGATAAGATAAAATTTAAACGGACAGATTCTAGACAGCGTGATATGAGAGTTCAATTTCTTGAAAAGTATATTGGACAGCCGGAAATGTTTATTAAGAAATTTATAGTATGTCCTGCATACTATAGAGACGTTAATACAGAAAAAGGCCATGTCTCTGTTGGAGCTATTAATGAATTATATAGAAATCTTCTTATTTTTGTTAAAGCTCTTAAAGAATCTTCAGAATATGGATTAAACCTCAATGCAGCTACTCGTGGTCGTGTACAAGAAACGCTTGTACAAATCTATGATTGGTTTGGATCTGGTACTACTATTGGTGGTGAGAAAACCACTAATATTATTCCAGGAAAGACTGGCGTACTTCGTAGAGCTGTTATGAGTAAAACAACAGACTATGCTTCTCGTCTTGTTCTTTCGGCTCCTGAACTGAAGGTTGAAAAACTAGATGATGTAGAAGCAGATTTGGATTATTCTGTTCTTCCTTTGGCTTCAGCATGCGTAAATTTCCTTCCCTTTATGGTTTATAATGTAAGGCGTTTCTTTGAGAATGAATTCTCTGGAGATGCTGTTATTCCATATGTCAAAGGAGGTAAAGTTACATACTTACATCCAAAGGATTACCAAGTAGAATTCTCTGATGAGAGAATTAAGAAAGAGATTGATAGATTTTGTACAGGCTTCTCAAATCGTTTTATTCCTATCGAAGTTCCTACTGTAGAAGGAATTACCGTAAGACTAAGATTTAAAGGCCATAATATGACCGCAGAAGAGTATGCAAAATCTGATGTTGGAAAATTGCCTATAATGGAAAGAGATTTAACTTGGTGCGACATATTATATCAAGCAGCAGTGGAATCTGTGAAAGATAGACATATACTAATTACCAGGTATCCTATAGATTCCTATTTCAATCAGTTCCCAACAAAGGTTAAAATTTCTTCAACAACAATTACTGAGCCAATGGTACTTGGTTCTAGGTTTTATAAAAATTATCCAAAAATCCGTCAAGATGATATAGGAAAAGATACATCAAATAGATTTATTGATACACTTAATATAAGTAATTTGTATCTTGAAGGTATCGGCGGCGACTATAAACCTCACCATTGTAGTCGTAAAACCTCTTGAATTGCTGGAAACCTAAACATGTCTATATATTATAATATAGAATGCATGGCAATCAGCAGCTAAGGATCAAGAAAATGGAGGTGATATATAGATGCTAATACAACCCATGATATTCGAAGAATGGAAAGATATAAATTTTCTCGGAATAAAAGAAAATCAATATTTGATTAGCAATTTTGGTCGAGTATTTAGCAAAGTAATTAATCGACCACTAAAACCAGCTATAAGTAATGGATATTTTACAGTGCAATTATCATTACAAAAAGGCGGAAGAGCATCATTTTATATCCATAGATTGGTTGCAATAGCATTTATTGAAAATTCAAATCCTACATTATTAACTGAAGTTAATCATAAAAATTTAAAAAGATATGATAATTTATCTGAAAATTTGGAATGGGTTACTAAAGAAGAAAATATTTTACATGAATTAGCTAATAAAAATCATAATCAAGATCAGCTACAAGCGTCCAAATACTGGTCTGATGGTTATTCTACTTATGGAGAAAATAATGGTATGTCGAAATTAAAAGAAGCAGAAGTTCGAATAATGTTATCAGCTATCGAAAATGGAGCTTCTTATAAGGATGCTATTATTGCCGCAGGATTAGAGCCTACGGAAAATATGAGATATAATTTATCGCATATAGCTAGAGGCCACAGATGGAAGCATGTAAGCAAAGAGTACAATATTCCAAAAATAATACCATTCAGTTAAAATTGATCAAAGTTCAGAGACTATCCGTAAGGAGTAGGAATACAAGCATATGGTATTTCGAAGCAGGAGGGCAGAAATGCATGATATAGTCCGACACTCATAGAAATATGAGATTGATTTTGCGAATCATAAACTTTTAGGATGGTGACCAAACAACTGTAAAAGGCGTTTTCTCTGAAGAAGCTAATGAAGAACTTGCAGAACAACTTAATAGCAAGGCTCATTTCTTTACTCTTGGAGGAAGAGGCATTAGAAAGTCTGATAAAGAAGCTATGCAAAGTTTGTACAATCTTACCCTTTGTCTTGATGCTGACAAATCTAAACTTTCCGATCCTGTATTTTAAAATATTTAAGGCTAGCATTTTTCTATGCTAGCCTTTTATTTTTTGACTATATACTATAACTATGAATAAAAATAAATTTCAAAGGAGAATGAATTTATGAAATTAGTAGCAAAATTTGTTAACAAACGAACAGATGAAACAAAAGCACAAATTCTATTCTTAGAGGATAGCGATTTGCAGGGTATGATTGTAGAAGGTCATATTCCTCCTAGATACCTTGTAGTTGATTTTGAGCTAGAGTCAAAAGACGTAAATGACTACAAGACATATTTTTCCAAATCTGTTGTTGAAAAGAAGCTGTTTAAGCTTTGCTCATCATTGTGTGAAGCGAAAGAATATTTAGCCGCAGCTGTATCTAGTACAGCAAACTTAAAAGCTAGAAGGATTCTCTTTGAGCTAATGAATACGTGGCATACCGCAGACGATAGCGCTAAAGATTTACAAAAAGTTCAAGAGATGATCGGAAATGCTTTTGATGAACTAAATTTTGATTGTTATTTTAAGGAGTATCTATACTAATGAAACCTGTATCAAATTTTGTAGATAAAGATAATGGAATTATCTTTGCTAGAGTTATGTATTTGGAAGATATTGATATTGTAGGTCTCAATATTCTTCCTGGAAGGGAAGCGGCAAGATATCTTGCAACAGATATTATGCTTAAAGATGGAGCAACTCTTGCTAATTATACAGCAGCAAGCCATACTCCTGAATGCAAAATTTTTAAAATTTGCAATTCTGAAGAAGAGGCAAAAGCTAATATTGTTTCTCACACAAGAAATGCTATTATCGAATTTGCCAAATCTTCAGTGTGCGAAATTCTTAATAGTTTTAATGCAATGTCTAGAGAGGATATTGTATTAAGACTTGTTGGATTGCATCAAACTCTCCATGATAACAAATATTATTTCGATGAGGTATTTAAATCATGAAACTATCGAAAAGAATCTTAGATGGCAATGAGGGCATTGTAGTTGCCTATATTTTCAAACTCGAGCAGCACGAAATTAAAGGTAAGGGAAAATTTCTTCTTATCGATGCCTATACTGATTTCAATGGTGCCCAAAGAATCGATTTTAATGATATCTTAAAAGATAGAAGAAAAGGAGATATCGCATTATATCATATTTTCGATACAGCTCAGCAAGCAATTGACTTTTTCACTATGAAGACTGTATATGATAATACTGAAAATTGTATTATTGCTTTGAGAGCCGAACTCGATAAAATCGAAAGTCTAAAGTTTACTGTAAATAGCCTCAAATCCAATCTTAGTACTATCATAAATATTCTCGCATACTATCAGAATATTAAAGTAGAAGATATTGGAGGAGCTACTGGATTATTGGGTCTGTGATAGGAGGGTAAATTATAATGGCAAACTCCGATCAAATTTACGAAACTCTTCATAGTCCTTTCTCTATTGAAAGGCATAAGAAAACATTTACAGCTTATTTAGAGGCTGTTATGTATGAAGATGGTACGGTAGAATATGCTGTACCATCTCATCAAAATAAGCTTATTGAAATCTGTATGAAAAAGCTTAATCTTACAGATAGAAAACAACTTTCTGATATGTGCCCACCCGAATGGTATGCAGACTTTACAGAATGGTTGTGCAAGATAAGCGGTTGTATTTCTATATGGTTTGATTTTCATATGGGGAAATGTAATGCTATTCAGGCATCTAAACTCAAAGAATTTCAAAATCATAAAATCTATATTGGTCCTATTAAAATGAGAGAGGATGAGTAATTCATCCTCTCTTTCTATTTTTATATGATCGCTCACAAACAAGTAAACAAAAATAAGGAGAATAAAAATGGAGAATATTTCTTTAATGAAAAAGAAAGTTTATGCAAATTATCTTCATAGACAAGGCAAGTCCAATGAATATATTTCAAAACTTTTAGACTGTAGTCAATCACAAGCAAAATCTTACGTAGTATCTGGCTATGATATTATGTATAACTTCAATATCAAATATCAGCAAGTTATATACAGAGATGGTTCTACTATAAAAATAGAACCGGATGCAATGTTTGTATTGCCCGCTAAGCTTTATGAACAGCTTATCAAAAACTGTAAGAAAAATTTCCGAGATCTATATGAAATGAATATAGATGAAGTTGTTTCTATGATAGAAGAAAAATGTGATATTCTTCCATCATCTAGAAACGAATTAGTCTATTGGCTTATCCATAAAGGAGAGCTTGAAAAGATTTATCTTTATCATGCTCATCAGCTTATGGATATTGCTGAAAATGGCATTCCTGAGTTAGAAGAGTTATCTGATTATAATGCTGTCCAGGATAAGCTTCAATCTATTATCAATCCGGACTTTGATGAAGTCTTAAGAATGTATAGCAATCAAGGTGTAAATAATCTTTTAAGAGATGAAGATTATTTAACCACGTTAACCAAGATGGCTATTTTTTACAATCTTTACTATAATGGAAAAATGTCAGTTCCAAGAATTGTAGAATTATTTAACTCTTCCATTGGATGGGGCAATTCATATCTTAGAAAGATTGAAAATGAAAATCTTAATTTTGAAGAATGGACAGATTATAAATTTATTCTTAGCTCACATATTCAAAATCTTTTACTTATTCCGCAAGGAGTTATGGATATTCCATATATATGCAGCCAAAATAATTATGGAATTTATAAGCTTCTTAAGCCTAGGACTGGCTTGGGCACAAAAGCTATGGCTACGATGATTGCATATAAAGACAATCCTAAAATGGTACAGGCTTTGTATAATCTTCGTCAAAAATCTCTTATTAATATCCGTGATCATTTCCATGAAAAACTTATTGGAAAATCCGATGATGAGATAAAAGAAATAATCAAAAATCAACGCATATAATGAAAGGAGAATTATAATGCATGAATTCGATGGACACAAAATCATTGGCAAGTTCGAGGGAGAATATTACTTCCTTAGCAACTTTTATCCAGCTAGGGTTACTTACAACGGACGAACTTATCTCAATTCTGAAGCTGCATTTCATGCTCAAAAAGATCCAAGTCGCGCTGATGAATTCGTTAATCTTGATCCTTCAGCAGCCAAACGGCTTGGAAGATCTGTTAAAATTAATGTCGAAGAATGGAATTCAATAAGATTCCATACTATGCTCGATATTCTTTACAAGAAATTTGAGCAGAATCCTGATCTTAAACAAAAGCTTATTGATACAGGAGATGCCCTTTTAGTAGAAGGGAACACATGGGGCGATAATTACTGGGGTATGTGCAATGGTAAGGGACAGAACTGCCTTGGCATTGCCTTAACTTTTGTAAGATGTAGTCTTGCCAACAGAAGCACTATAGAAGATATAGGTATTCTTACAGATTATATAGGCTATTGTAATATATGTGAGTTATATGAGGAGGATGGAACGCCATGCGATTAATTGATCTACTCGCCTATGATAAAGGCAATATACGATTTGATATCAATATAAACGATTCTAGAACAGAATCGCTTTATACAAAGTATCTTAAAGATAAAGAATCTGAAGGACGCTATTATCCAACGGCGATTGAGGTTTTTGAATTCTTCCATGGACTTTGTAATTATAGTTTGCTAAAAGATGTTTATATTAGCTCTATTTATATTGGCCAAATGAAGGATAATAATGGTACAACTATTGTACCTATTTGTGAACTTGAAATCGTTGAAGACTTTAATGATTACGAAATTTATCCTGAATATCAAATCAAAGTCATTAGAGATGGACTTTTTAATGTAATAGTGGATGCTCATAGTTATAAAATGGATGTAATTCATTTTAAACGAGTTATGCATCACTTTACCGAATTTCTTAGAGATTTATGGGAGCATGAATACAAAGAAGAAAACTATGAGGGAACAAGAGATATTATTCATCTCATAAATGCTTACTATAAGCTCGTTGAATATTTTGACGATCACGGATATGTAATTCCTAGTATATATCATGCGACTGAATTTAAGAATGATCCATATAACTGGATTCTTGAATATGATATTATTAAAAATTGCAATCCGGGTAGCTGCAATAAGATGCGACTACATGAGTTTTTCTTTATTCTTGCAAATGCTAGATTTGATAATATTCATTATGGATCCCATAAGCAACCAGATAGAATTAGTTCTTCCCAAAGAATTAGAGATTGCGTAAAAGATTATGTAGATGGTCAATTTGATTTCCCTACAATTCTTAATGGATATAAACAAGATTTGGCATGTCTCGAGCTCGATGGTAATAGTATAAATATAGCTATCGATTGTGAAGCAAATCGCGGAGATCTCTATTATGGAATTATCAAAGACAATAGATTTAAAGAACAAAACGGCTCTCTTGTCGAAAACAAATCCTATAGATGTCATGGATTCAATGTTTATGATGAAGATGCTATTGATAAGATTAATTCTATTTATAAATATTTTAAATCAGTCAATCCAGACATTGATCTTGCAATTGGTGGATTTAGCAATGAATCCGAAGGTATTACAATGCAGTATTTGCATCATGATGGATATGTATATCTTATTGTCCTTCAAACCAAAAGATTAAGTATTGTTATATATAATCAGACAGCTGATTGCATAGATACGGAGGAATAATATGGAAGCTAAAGAAACAATTATAAAACTAAAACCTGAAGAGGAATTAAACTTTGCATCTCAATTATTGCTAAAATACTGGATACAAAGAGCTTTAATTCCTCGTAAAAGCCCTATGCGAGAAATCTCAAGTGTAGGACTTAAGAATTTATTTATCTATGCTACTGGTCTGGATATTTCTCATGATCAGTTTAAATATGCAATGGAGCTTGCTGGCTATGAACCATCTAACCAAAAACAAGAAAAATGGTATTTTGGCATTAGTAAAAATAGTCCATGTCTATTGCAAATGAAAGAAAAGGTTGAACCGGTTAGAAAAGTGACACAGGAGGAAGTGGCTTTTGCACTTGAGCATCATGGTATAGCATGGCCGTATGCAACACCCCTCAAGCGTGGTTATTTCCTCAATATGTCATTTGAAGATGAGCTCAAACTTTATGGATATGTCCCAGTAATGTGTTACGAGGAATGGACTATATTCAAAAAGCTTGATTTTCTTGAGAGAGTTAAGAAGAATCCTAACTACAATCAGTATTTGGTTGTGGATAAGGATAATTATGAAGGTCCTAAGAAGCTTGAATGCATAAAAGTTGATGTCTTAGATCCGTCCAAATTTAATTATGATGACTGCCATGCATTGTATGACAATGATTATTTTGGAGAGTTCGATTATGAAGTAGAACAGGAATTTAGTTCTCTTCATAAAGAATATTGGGATATAAGAACGAAGCAACTTCTCGATTTGCACGGAAAAGATCCATTCCAAGCGACATTTGTAGGATGGTTCAAATTTGTTGAATAAGGAGAAAGATAATGAAAGCAAAACATTATTTTGCAAAATTCCTTGAATGTAAAACTAATGAAGAACTTGAACAAGAGTTTTTAGTTTGCATTCAAGATCTTATTAAAGATACTGATAAGCTTATCGATCAGCGTTGCGCAAAACGTCGAGAAGCAATTGCTTCTATAATCAAAGAAGTTAATCAAAAGTATCTTGCTATTGTGAGAATGCAAAAGGAATGGAAAGAAAAGCTTCCTCCTTTTGAATTTTCAGACCATCCATTGGCAAATATTACATTTACCGATGATGGTTTCCAAGCTTGCTATGTACATGAAAGGCCTCAATATTCTTGGGCTTTTGATTTAGATAAGCATAAGAAATTTATTGAAGAAAAGAATAAGGCTGAAGAAAGACGAGCCGAATTTGTTAAGAACTTTACACCAAGCCCTGTTATTCCTTTAAGAGAGATTACTCAAGAAAATCTTATGAAAGAAATCTTAAGTAATATTTATCATCTTGGTGTTTATTTCAATGAATTCAAAATGCCTATTGAAATGATTAAGCCTCTTGCAAGAAGAATTGCTCTTCTCAGATATTGGGCTGCTAAAGGTATTAACTATGATGATATAGCAGAATTTGAGGCTGATGAGGATGCATGGGTAATGACACACCAGTATGCTATTTAAATTAAAAGAAGAGGGGCATCCCCTCTTCTTTTTTTGTTTTATATAAAATTTAAAACTAGTTAATAAAACTATGATAAATTATGGAGGTAACTTATATGCTTACATATAAATCGAGCATTACACTTTCTGAATATCTAAAAATATTTTCTCGATTAAGTGGAAATTTTATTAAAAACAAAAAAGATGATAAAGAACTTATTTTATCTACTATGAATGAGACATTTCCCTCATCTCTACGTTTTGATGGTGGTGCTCATATTGCTAATGGAGCATTTATTGAAAACATCTTTCGTAAAAAAGGATATGAAAATATATTAAATGCTGAAATCGAATCGGTTATTCCCACAGAAGCTTTTTCTCATGATTATCCTAATAATAAATATTTTATAGATGGCGATAAAATATTTATCGATAAAGATGGTTTTGCATATCGTAAAATTTATACATCAACAAAAGTCGAATTTGAAAAATTAGATACGGTCTATGAGATTCGTCTTAAAAATAATAATTTTGCCTCCAGAATTAAGGAAGAGGCCTCCCCTCTATTTTCCAAAATTCGTATATATGAATTTATTGATTATATCAATGACGCGCATGAAACTAATGCTAAATTTGTTATTATAGATGCCCAAAAGGTCAATGCGCCAATTCATATCTTAGATTCTATAAAATCTTTAGAAGAAAGATTTGAATCTGATTTGGAGCGTTTTATATTTCATATAGTAAAAGCAACATCGACAGATGATAGTAATCCACTATACTTTATTTATTATTAATGGAGGATAATATAATGGTCGAAAAAATTACACTAGTCCAACTATTATTTGCTCTATGCCCAGATGATAAACATAAAGACAATGGAACTGTATATGGTTTTATTAATACAGCTAATGATACATTTCCAAAAGAATTCCGTTCTTACTGCATAACCCCAGCATCATTATTTGCTGATATTTATGAAAAACAAGGTAGAGAAAGCCCACTTCTAGAAACCAAAGTAGATAGTGTTGCTTTCAAGGTACATCCATTTCCAAATGATAATGACATAGAGAATATCTATAATGGAACTCAGCGTGTTTGTTTTAATATGCAATATGGATACTATATTGAAAATGGTATTATTCCAGAGACTGGAGAAGAGATACATCGTCCTATTCCGGTTGTAATGGAAATATTTCTTATAAAAGAAGAGGAGAACCATTAAGGTTCTCCTCTTTCTAATTTAACTATATACTATATTTGTATCAAGCTCTAAAGTGCTTGATTTGTGTTAAATTGTAAACTTTTACATTAACTTTTTACATTTTTAACATTTATTTTACAATACATTAAGTCCTTTTAAAGGTGGTGAATTAAATATGGATATGACTTTCCAACAATACATAGATAATCCTATGGGAAAACATAATGCTGTATTTTCTCAAAGAGATATGTATAAGCAACTTTATACAGAAAAGTTTGATAAAGTATTTCTAAGAGAGGCTGGTAAAATAGAGTACACTTTGTATGTAGATAAAAAGAAGGATTTTTATGTAGCACACATTAAGGTACCTTCTGAGACTGTAAAGAAGTTCTACTATGATGCTGTAATTCTATTTTACACAAATGATGCGGCTAAGAGGACGTCACCCAGCCTACAGGACTACTTTGTTAAGTTCTTTTCAAATGATCCAGCATTTGTATTTACATACTTACGCGTATTTTTGAAGAATGGTTTATTTATTGAAGACTTGAAATCCAAGTCTTCCAAACTTGCTCTCAAGAAAGATCCTAAAGAGAAGAACCCATATGAAGTTCCTGGCTATAGCAAGATCCTCTATTTTGCTTATCTTTTTATGAAAACTAAGAATTTGTTTTCTAAGGCAATGTATGAATCATATGGAGTAGAATATACTCCTGGTAAGCTAGCTTCTAAAGTTATGCATACAGATGATAAGATTGCTCTAAGGCAAGAGCTTGGTGAAAAGGAGGCAAAAGAAAGAGCTAAAGAGAAGAGAGAAGAAGCAAAAACAAAAAATGAAGAGCATAGAAATGCGCTATCTGCTTTAAATAAAACTATCGGTTCTGCTCCTTCCGTGAGGACTTCTCCAATGGCTAAAACCGTATCACGAGCCAAAACTGTTAAAAGGGTAAACAAGAAATGAAATATATAATATAGATATGAAACAATTTGGGGAGGTAACTAACTATGAGTACGCAACAACATGAACTTTTGGAACCTATGGAGTTCCATGACCCCATACCGTTTGAACCTATTGATACATGGGAACCGAAGTGTCCTGAGGATGAAGTCTTTAAGACCATCCGAGGGGCAATTATGCTCGATGTATCTTCTTTTTATGGTATGGAGCCAAATGCACAACTTGATGCATTCATTATGAGTGCTAAAAGATCATACAATAACCCTGAAATGCGAGCTCATACAGTTCAGTACCTAAACTATTTTGAGAAGTTCTATGATAAAGAACATGAACTTCCTATGATATATTGCCGTCTTAAATATCTTATTGATGTAGAGCCGGCATATAATAGAGATGCATTTCTTTATGATCTTACACGTTATATTATGAATGGATCCATTTCTCTTAAGATTGGGTTTATGAATAGAGATAACTACTCTCTTAATTTGACGTATAAGAATTTAAAGAATCCGAATCTGCAATATAGTGATTGAGAGTCAGTCACCCTGATATAGAAATATAGCAGGAGAAACTCCTTTAATTGCTGGGAAATCCTAAAGCTCATCTGCTACCGGAGAAGGCATAAATAGTCAAGCTCCCATAGAAGAGAAATCTAGAAAAGAGTGATGAGATGATGTATGATGAAAGTCTAACCATTATTGACAATGAATAACCAGCAGCCAAGCACCGCGTCAGCCTATAAAAAAAGAAGATGTGTTTTTGATGTGGTATTTAAGCGGATATGGTGGAATTGGAAGACACGTAGCACTTAGGATGCTATGAGTTTATTCGTGTGGGTTCAAGTCCCACTATCCGCACCAGAAACTTTTAAAACGATTTATTTTCCACTAGCAAACAAAAAACACGTATTACTTATTTTCGCACAACCCCATCAATCCCTAGCAAATTTTTATGGACGTTTACATAAGACCAGGCAAAGGCGCGCAAGAAGGTTCAACGACTAACGAAAACATAATATAAGTAGCCACCTAGCAACTTATATTGTAGTGAGTAGAGTAGGGCTCAAGCTGAGTTCCGAAATGGGGAGCGCCCTAACAGGCAGTGCTGAGGGTGAAGATATAGTCTCGTCTCTAAGCAAATCTTGGAGAAGTTGATGACAACTGTACAACTTGCGATGTTGTATGAAGTTACGAGGCATGGCCAGATAATGATGAAAGTATCTGCCATAATGAATTGTATGATTCCACTTATGTGTCATTTCATGTATGCCCGTAGAATTACTAATTCTACAGAGTTTATTCTTAGCGTTTATGATATATTGATCAATCAATATAATCAGCAATATGGTATTGATATCTATAGTAAGTTATATGAAACAGCTATTTCAAATGTCTTGAGAACTGCAAAAAGAAATCAAGGTATTTGGAATATGCAAGATATTAGAGGTATTAATACTACAATTCACACTCTGCAGTCTGTGCAGAATGTATTAATCAACATTATGCCTAAGTATCGTTATGATGGAAACCTTGTGCATCTTAACTATAAAAGTATTTTGCGTAATACAGGTTTCCAGATTTTAGATATAGAGTATGAATATTCATTTGTAAGTCTTTCTTCGTCTAGAAGAGATGAGGATCTTAATTCTGAGTTTGATAAATTTGAAAGCTTTTTGCAAAAGAGCGATGAATCGTTGCTTTTATTAAATCAAACAGCAAGTGATGATGCAATGAATCAGATTCGCATGATGTATGGTCCTTTCGATGAAGAAGAAATTCAATTCTATAAGCATCGTCTTTCTAATGGTGCTAAATGTACAGTAAACTCATTCCAGAGAGATTTAGTATTTAATTTATTTTTCAAGTACTTTGGAGATACGAATACTATTAATGCTATTAACTTGGATGATTATATTGTGCTTATTATTGCAGCAAAACGTATTTTAGAAGCTTCTGGAATGGTTCTGCTGCCTTATATTGCCAGTTCTAAAGTTACAAGATTGGCTACTCGCAAGAATGTCAATAAAAAAGAACTGACTAAACTTGAGTCCTCTCCTCTATGGGCTAAGATAAAAGACAAATATCGTAATGATAAGATTGAAAAGCATATCCTTAGTTTGATTGCTATCATTCTTAGTTCTGAATTTGAAATTATCGACCCTGAGGATGAGTGTTTAGATGGACAGCCTATCTCGATTATTCCAGAATTGATTTGTGAAGAAATCTTGATGTATATTAGTCTGATCTAAATTATTAAAGAGACTAGCTTCTAATAATGAAGCTAGTCTCTTTTATTTTTTTTTGTAAAGGTGTATATTAATAGATATATAATATAATTATGAGTAGCAAAATAAACCACATTAAAGTTGCTACTAGAAAAGGAGAAATAAAATGAAATATCTTACAGTAAATGAAGCAGCTAAAAAGTATGGAGTTAGTACTGCTACATTAATTCGACGCTTAAAAGATATTTTTCAATATGAAAAATATCCAAATAAAAATATAGATGGAATTTTATATAATAAATCCAATGATCAAGAACATAGGTTTTCTATTCCCGAAACTTGCAGCTATATTCCAATGCCATTAAATGAACGAAGGCAAATAATAAATAAAAGATTTATAAAGTTAAATTCTGGGCTTTTCGTATATGGGATAAAATTTGATATTTTAGAGGATATCGAATTTATCATTCCAATAAAACATCATATCGAGCAGTCTTCTACAAAAAATCATTACACTATACATATCATATCAGAAAATAATCGAAATCGTTATATTCCGGATATATCTTGGATTGATAAGTTCTTTAAAGCTATTTATATTGATAATGAAGAGCTTTTAGAAAATATCGCTTCATTGTCAGAAACTTGTTCAGAACTTGAAATAACTTTTGATAAAAACTGGAGATTGGCACAGATTACTTATTTATATCCAAATAGTATTTATCGATTTACTGCTGTTTCTTTGATAGGTAGTAATCTTAAATTGCTAAATAATAGATGCCTACTCAGAGAATACTATTAATGAAAAAAAAATAAAAGGGAATTCCCTTTTATTTTTTATAAGCATATATTATAATAGTAATAATACAGAAGGAGGAGTGTTACTATGAGTAATGCAAGATATTTAAAAGAAGAACCTGTAGAACCGTTGATTCTTGAACCTGAGGATTGGTCTCCTGAAGAATGAAAAACAATTCTTAAGCTTTTCGGAATGGAATCTGCTGACAGAATCAAAATTAGTGATTATGTTTTTGAAGCTTATGGGGTTGAGAAAGACACTAATAAAGATTCTATTATTGAAGAGCCTAAGCCCGATATGGGAGTTCTTGAAATGTGCGATCTTCTCGATTCAATTCGCAAGTCTTATGAGAAAAAGCTTTGTAGTGATGTGAAGAGAGAAGTATGCATCAGAGTTCCTAATTCTCAAGAAAAATTACGAATTGGTAATAAGATTCATAACCAGCTTGTTGGAAATCAAGATTATATCGGTGATAGAATTATTCTATCAATGTCACAGGATACAGAGCCGAATGATACTGTAGTTCTTACAGTCTTTAATGATTCTGAAACAGATCCTGAAATCAAGATCTAAGAAAACAGAGGGAGGAATATCCTCCCTCTTAACTTTTATATTATGCATAACTATTTATTATGGGCCGTTAGCTTAGATGGTTAAAGCACCTGACTCATAATCAGAAGACCGTGAGATCGTGCCTCACACGGCCCACCAGCATAAAGGAAGAGATTTTAATCTCTTCCTTTATTTTTTTTTGATGATTATTTTAAGCATATAATATAAATATAGAAAGCTGTGAAGTTGTACAATAACTTCAACTAAAAAATAAGAAAGAGGTGTTAAATAATGAAATTTACCACATCCAAAACAAAATTTCAATTAAGCAAAATTCCTATCATATTAACATTGATAATTCTAGTTGGAATACTAGTAGTATCAATGTGGTTTGATTTTTGCACTCTACCTATACCATATATTATTATGGCTATAGTATTAACAGAGTCTGCATCTGTTATTCAAAAAGGATTAATATTTCTTATATTTTCAAATAGAATTTCTAAATTACGGCCATTCGATGGTGTGGCCAATAATATTCGAATTTCTATTGTGGATGATAATTACGATTTCTTTGGAATGATTTTCGTAATTTCTGCGATTATTCATATATCTATCATCACATTTATATTATTTCTACAAAATCCAAATATGATATGGCCTCAGATACTTATTGTAAGTTTAATATCGATACATATTTTTATAAATATGAAATTAGCTAATAAGTATTTTGATCTAGAGGATATCATAAAAGAATATAAATCAAAAGGAGTTTATTGGAAATGATTATTAATAAGTCTAAAGAAAAGAAGATTGCCCGTTACCTTACAATTATATCAAGTGCAATATTCATTATCTCTTGTCTGATTACAAGATTTTATGGGGGAGATTGGTATATTGCTTGTGCTTATTTGTGTAATATAATTCCTGGTTGTGTTTGGGTAATTACAAACCTTATAAACTATATACACTTGCATAAAATTGAGCAGAAGCCTCGGTTGTATGAAAATGATATTAGAGATGTACTTATTGAGGTGTTTAAACCTAGTATTACCTCATATATCCCTATTACACTTTTGCTTGCTCTTTCTGCTATTATTCTAACCAGTAGAGCAGAAATTAATCATGCATTCTTTATTATGATTATTGAGTGTGTAATGCTTATGACTGGTTGAGCATTTGGCATATGACAAATAATCTTAAAGCGATTCTTAGAGCTCGCCATATTAACCAAAATAGGGTTCCTAAAACTGCTATTGATAAGACGAGACCTGGGATTATAATTTACTTTGAGGATGGTCCTCTTGATTTCGAAACGCCTAGCGATATTATTAAACTAGATGCCTCTATGGGATTTAGTTATTGTGAAGGTGTTCTTGAAAATGCTCGTATTGCATCTAAAGGAAATAGAAGTAAATATTTCATAATTTATACGAATTATCTTGCTGCTCTTAATCCTTTATTTACATGGAATGAAGAATCAAAAATGTATCAAGTTCTTATTAAGCTGTCTTCTGGTGAATGGAGGCTTATTCAAGATTTGACGCAACGTGAACTTAGACCGGCCCATAATATCGAAAAGATGTATATAGCCGGAGAATTTAGACTTCAAGGAGAATAAAAATGAATACATACAAATTAACAGAGCTTAGAAATGATTTCTTTAAATCTACTAAGCAAAAGATATTTATTTATCTTAATATTGCTATACTTATATTTGATGTCTTTTATTATATATTTAATATAGAAGCACCAAAATGGAATATAGCATTATGGTATTTAGCAATAATTATCATTTTATCACAATTACTTATTTTCTGTTGTAGTCCCCTTATTCAACTTAATGAGCTATTGAAAGTTACAATAGAAAATTGCGAATTACCTACTGCTACTGTCGAGGATAAAAAGTGGGCTATAGGCAATGCAGAAACTTGCTATAATGATTCAACCTGCGGGCTTTGTTGTATAAGCATTATTTTAAAAGATATAGTATTTCTTATATTCAATATCGTAGGTATTATAAGATGCCCTTGGTGGGCAGACATTATTCTGGTTATTTTAACACTTGGAATTTGTCTTTTATTTGCAGCTGAAATTGCATTTATAAGAGAAGATATCAAGTTTATGAAATCTTTAAGAAAGGTAAAGAAAGAAATTTATGGGGAAATTAAAAATTGAACCTGGGTTGATTTGTTCTTTCGATCCGACTAATAGATATAATAATAAAGAGCAAAGCGTTGATACTGTTATAGTTATTAAACGTCTTAGCTGGAAGCCTTTTGGTAAAAGTTTGTGGGAAGTCAAAGATAAAGAAAATGATAATGCACCTACAATGTGTTGTCTCGAGAGTGATCTCAAGCCTAGAAATATGTGCATTGTTCGTTATCCTGCAGATCTTCCAATATTCAATGATACAGATAAAGTTGCTATAGATAGTACCATCGAATTTCTTGAGGAACTATTTCAATTAGCAAAAAATGATCAGCCACTAATAGTTGGCGGCAAACAGTTTTCAACAAAAGATCTTAAAAGACTTAAGGCTATTAAGTCTAAAATAGATCTTGGATTAAGCCTAAGGGAGGTATAATCTTGACTGAGGATAAGAGCAATAATAATGTAGAACTCATTGAACCTATGGTTTTCCTAGATCCAATGGAGAACTATATTTCTACCCGTTTGACTAAGATGCAGCTTGCAGATCTTCGTAAGTATAAGCATCTTACGCAAAAAGAAGTTGCAAGCATGACTGGATTATCTATTCAGTGTATTTCTGATATTGAAAATAGTGGTAGTGGTAATCCTACACTTAAGAGTCTTATTAAATATCTTGAATGTATGGGTTATGAAATCTGTTTTCAAAAGAAACAAGTATAAGGAGAAAGACCAATGAAACAAATTGGAATAATATCTCAATGCGACAATAGCAAAATGCATAAAGAGATTCTTTCAATAATAACTGATAAAGACTTAGATCAGGAAAAGGAGAAAGTAAAAATCAATGTTCTTTTTCTTGATTATGATGGAGTCGTAAATACTCCAATGTGGAATGAAGATGGAACACATTGCAGCTTTGCTACAAGAGTTGTTAATAACTTTCAGGCATGCCAGTGGGTTTCAGAATTCTGCAAGAAATATAATTTCAAAATAGTTGTTACGTCAACATGGCGCGTTTCCGATGATTATAAAGAAGCTTTATACAAAGGAGGACTTCGCCAATCAATAGAGGTAATCGATAGAACTCCTGTATTACGGACAATTCGTGGAGATGAAATTCAAGCATGGTTGGATATGCATCCAGAGACTGATAAGTTTATTATTGTAGACGATGATACGGATATGGGTAATTTAAAAGACCATTTGCTTAAAACTGATTCTTGTGTAGGATTTACAATGAGATCTTTTGCAAAGATTGAAAAGCTATATAAGAATTTATATGAAAGGCAAGAGTAATTCTTGCCTTTCAGTTATTTTATAAAGAAAGGAAAAATTATGTATATTGATGGAAATTTTAAAGTATTTCAATATTTAGAAGATGAGAGAATAGTGGGTCCTATTTTCGAATGCGATGAACTTATGGCTCCAATTATCTCACTTCTAAATAGAGCTGGCTTAAAGACAGTGTATTGCTGTTCTGGTCATGCTTGCGATCATGCCCTTAAAGGTAAAGACGACAACAACAATGATATCGTAGAAATTGTTCCTGATATTGGGGCATATATTGCTTTTGAACTAGATCCTGCAATGAAACTTTTATTAAAATCATTTGGGTTGCCAAATGATTTTTACTATGATGAGAATAATTATATCTATGAAAATATAATTTGTATTCGCTATGATTATAAAAATCTTAATGATATGGATACATATTTTATTGAGCAATTAGATATGGTTAAATCTCTATTTCTATGGGCTAAAGATGTGCATAATAAAATAAAAGATGAAACCTATGACAAAGTTTCTAAAATAAGTGCATCTGGTAGCTTTGATTCTATGAAAGAATTCAAAGAGTTTAATGTTTTAAATTAACTAAGCTTTAGACATACAAATAATTAGTTTATGAAAGGAGGTATCTTTAGAGATGGCTCAAAATGAAACAATTGAAGCGTTTGAGGCTTTGAAAGCCTATATGAAAGAAACAAGAAAAGGTAAACTTGTGAGTGGCGGAAAAGAAATTCTTAAAAGATGTCATATCTGTGGTGACTCTAGAGATTCCTCTAAAGCTCATATGTATATAGGAATTCGAAATGGGCTTCTTATGTACAACTGCTTTAAGTGTAATAGCGGAGGAGTTGTAGATGCTAAGTTTCTGAAAGATATTGAGATTGAAGATGATCGTATCATTAATGTCTGTCAGGAGCATAATAGTAAAGTTATTGAAACTAACTCAGCACAATTTGGTCAACTTGGAAAGGGTATAAAACAAAGGCATCCTCTTATACCTCTTTCCAATAATGAATTTGCTCAAAAGAAATTATCTTATATATCGAATAGAATGGGTCACTTATTCAATACTAATGATGCTGCTAAATTTAAAATAATTTTGAACCTTAAAGATTTTCTAGATATCAATGGTATTGAAAAATATACTCGTCATCCGGATATGATTGATCTTATCGATAAATTCTTTGTCGGATTTTTATCGATGGATAATAGATATGTAATGCTTAGACGTCTAGTGCCCGAAGGAAAGTTGCCAGAATTTATTGATTATAGATATATCAATTATGATATATTAGGTTCTGGTGATGATGCTATGAAGTATTACATTATCCCAAATATTATAAATCTCAACATGCCTTTAGATATTCATATAGCTGAAGGAGCATTTGATATATTGTCGATATATCTTCATGTAGCACCAATGGGAGCAAATGCAGTATATGCGGCTATCGGTGGCAAGTCTTATTTTAATCTTATAAAATTCTTTATTATGCAATATGGATTTCTAGGGTTTAATCTCCATATTTATCCAGATGCTGATATAGATGATAGAGAGTTTAGAAGGATTAAAGAAATATTGCAACCATTTAACATTCCTATCTGGATTCATCGCAATAGAGCTGATGGCCAAAAAGATTATGGCGTTAGAATGGATCAGATAATTGATATGAAATATAAGTTATAAGCCTTAGGATTTTGCTATGATCCTAAGGCTTATTTCTTTTTAACAATTTGATAATGGTTATTTTTTTATAAAGGAGGATTTACCATGGAACGTAAGTTTGGAGCTTTACTTCCTGTGATTGATGTACGAGACTATCAATATACTCCTGCAAAAGTTTGTGCAGTTGAAGAACTTCCTAAAGAATTTTCTCTAATCACCGCTGATGTTAGAGATCAAGGATCTGTAGGTTCTTGCGTTGCTCATGTTGCAGAAGAAATAGAGGAATATTTCAATCTTAAGCAGCATAATAGAACAGACAGGCTATCTCCTGGATATATTTATGGATGCCGTTATACATATAAGGGTGAAGGTATGTATCTTAGAGATGCTCTTAAAACTCTCCAAAAGCGTGGAATTGCTAAATGGGATGAATTCCCATACAATAAGGAAGTTCCTGATATTATTGATCTCTTTGAAGAGGTTGATGAATTTGAAACTGACTCTCCGAATAAGATTTCTACTTATTTCTCTATTAGTGCTGATGATAGAGAATATAAGATTAAGAAAGCTCTTATGGATCATGGACCTGTAATGGTTTCTGTCAAATGGTATAGGGATATTAAGGTTAAGAATGGTATCATGACCACTTCGCAAACTGGTAATTTTGGATATCATTGTATTATGATCTATGGATGGAATGAAAAGGGATGGCTTATCCAGAATTCTTGGGGCAAGCTTTGGGGTAATAGAGGAAAAGCTGTATACCCTTATGAGTATCCTTTCGTAGAAGTATGGGGCATTACCGATACTATTTATTCAGATGATATTAAAAAGAAAGATACCAAGAACAAATTTATTCAATGGCTTTATAAGATTTGTAATAAAGTTATTAATTTCTTTAAAGAGCTTTTTAATAAGAATAAGTAAAAAATAAACGGCTAGAGCAATCTAGCCGTTTTTCTATTCGTTACTATTATACATTGAGTACACTTAAGTAAAAGAAAATATATAAGGAGAACTTGAGCAATGAAAGATGTATATGATGTCGATTCATATCAACTGGTGAATCTATTTGAAAGACCAATGCTTTATACTGAAGAAAGAATTGATAGGGATAGCGTTCCTTATGAACTTTATCATTATGAGCTTAAAGGTTCTGATGTAGATCCTGGTAGATATGCTTCTATTGAAGAAGATTTTGTTTCTCGCAACTATACCGGTTGTGTTTTATCACTAGCCGAAATTGATTTCAGAGGCAGAGGATATGCTGATATCGAAGATATGATTGATTTCACTGGGGTAGAATATGAAGATCTTGATAGATTTATAGATGATTTTGATTCTCGTGAAAATGCGGAGCTCATAGATCCATTTATCTATGATTAATATAAAGAGGAGCTTTCGAGCTCCTCTTTAATCTTGTCAACTTATTAATAATGAAAATAAATGCGGAGGTATCTACTTATGGGAAAATTTACAGATACTAAGTATACAAATACTATAGATAGCTTGGTGTCGGCCACCAAGTCCAAAATCAATAATCCATATTATATCTTTTCCGATAAGAAACCTACAAAGGTAACTTATTATTCTCAAAATATTGAGAAATCTACTCTTGATGAGGCTTCTGGCCTGTATGAAGCTCATTTGGGAGGTCAATCGCCATTTAAGTATAATAAAATTTCTGACTTTATTGTTTATGGAATTGAAAAGATTGCTACAGATTATGATCTAAATGACAATAATGGAATTGAAGCAAATGATATTACTGGAGAAGCATATATTCTACCAAATACTATTACGCCTAGGCCTGGAGATTTCTTTTCTATAGCTCATATTAGCGAATCTATTCTTTTCAAAGTTAATTCCGTAACTGCAGATACTCTTGACAGTGGAGCAAATTTCTATAGAGTAGAATATGCTCTTGAGAAGACAGATTCTACTGGTCAAATAGAAGATCAGGTTGAAAAGAATTTCAACTTTATTGCTACAAATATTGGGACAGATTTCAAGGCTATTGTTCAAGATTGTGATTATAAGATTATTGAAAATCTTGAAGTTTTGATTGAGAGGCTTATCACTTATTTCGAGAATATCTTCTTTGATGCAAGGCTTCAGACATTTGTATATAATCATGATGGGTGGAATATGTATGATCCGTTCTTGATTGAATTCCTTATTAGAAATAAAGTACTCGACTATGCCGATAAGTTTATTTATGTAGCTCATGCAACTACCACAAATAAAACTTTTGGAATGGACTATTCTAGAACCTTCTTTAATGCTCTCGAGAATTGCAGTGTAGAAGATATAAGTATGAATATGACAGCAACTGCGGACCTTATTAATGATCCAAATTCTCTATTTGTAACCAAGATGGATTATTACTATGCAGTAAGATATTTCGATAAAACTCCATATAAAACTAGATTTAATTCTATAGATCCAGATGTCATGGAGCATATTAAAAATAATAAAATGTATGAAAAAGGAAATAATAAAGAAATCTATAACCTTTGGATTGCATACTTTAATAGTGATGATGACTTTATTAAAGGAGATATTATAAGTCTTATTAAGAATGCTGATTATATGGATAATCTTGAGCATTTCTATATGCTTATTATATCTATCTTTATCATCGAACAGTTTATTCAGAGATTGCTAAAGAAATAAAATAAGTGGATAAGGAGAAATTCCTTATCCACTATTCTTTTATGCTTCTTCTTTTTCTTTCTCAAGAAGTTCTGTCATCACATTGCTAGAAAAATGAGCTTTGATGGGACCATACTTGAATGTCTTGCCCATCTTATACATTGTTCCAGCATTTCTAAATCCGAAACATATGGGTGGTACATGTGTTACCAAATCCCCTTTATTTCTGATTACTTCATAATTCCTAAGGCGATATTTAACTTCTTTAGGTATGATACCCCATATAACTCTGGGTGCTTCAAAGCCATATCCTTTGACATTATATTCTTTTCCATATCGATATTCCATATCTTCTGTTGCCAAAAGAGATAGAGCTCCACCATGAGAATATCCTATGCAAGTAATATTCTTTATCTCATTCTCAGCATCCAAACCAAGAAGTCTTCCAACAGTAAACACGATAGCATCTTGCATGTCTTTCCATGCATTAAGGAATCCTCTATGGCATCTCCACTTAGGATGGCAATCTTTATAAGGAGTTGCTGGAAAATTAAAATTATCTATCCAGTCTTCTTTTTCATCAGATCCTTCAAAAAATATATAAATTGTATCTCCAATTAATTGAATGTCATAATCACTGGGCCCTTCTGGGTCGTAATCTGCATGTAAGCATCTATTAAACATTTCAGATCTAAGCATAATACTCACCATTCCTTTCCTGTTTTATTATAAAATTCTACATAATAATATCCATCATCATTGACTTGTTTATCATGAACTTTGCCAAGTCTTTTATAAAGATTTATTGCTCCAGTATTCTTAGGATCTACATAGCAGTATATAAGGTCATAATTCTTTTTATAAGTTTTGATGATATGCTTTATAGTGGCCGTCCCTAATCCTTGGCCTCTCAACGAGGAATTAATTTCTAGACTTCCAATACCAACTGCTTTAATATCTTCATAAAAAGAAAGTCCTACTTTACCAACTTTTTTATCATTATTCATTATATCATAAAAGCTTCCGCCTTTAGATTTTAATTCTATATGTAATTTATCTTTTTCATCTATTTCAGATTCATTAATGAATCTTATTCTATCAAATAAGATGCCCATATTTACACCTCCTTAATTTTCTTTATTAAAAAGTTAAGAAGATGGAGAATGGTTCTCCATCTTCTATTGTAAAAATCTATAAAATTAATCCTTTTTCTTATCATCTTTGGACTCTTTTGATGCTTCCTTTTCAAGAGCCTTTTCTAGCTTATCTGCCTGCTCTTCGAGTGATTTTTTCATCTTATCATCATTAATTTCAGATGCTTTATCTCTAAGCTGTTTAATAATGTCTTTAGCATCTTTCTTTGCTCTAGCGCCTTCAACTTTATCTACTAATAGGCGAAGAAGCTTAACGCAAATAAATGCGATAAGAAGCCTAAGAGCAGGTTTAAGTACAACAGCTATAAATGCAGCAGCAGGAATGCCTCCAAACATAATTGTAGCAATAGTGCCACCAGTGACAGCTCCAATTGTTCCTCCGGCTAATGCCGATCCTGCAAGATCAAGACAAATTTGAATTCCTCTTTTACAAGTATGAAGAAATCCTTCTCCTTTAGACCTAAGCTTAGAATCATCAAGCTCGTTTGCTTTAATAACATCTTTTAATGTTGAACGAAGTTCTTTTACTTTAGAATCTTCTCCGCCATATTTACCAAATATAAACTTTTCAAGTCCTTTAGGTTCTTCTACAGCTCCTTCATACAGAACGTTGCCAGAAAGACCCATGTCATTTATGAAATCTTCTAGAAGATTATTATAAGTTTCATCATTTAAGAATCTTACATTTTCAAACATAATAGCCATTTTAATAGCCTCCTTATAAATATTATTTATTAAAATGTTTCGGGGGGGGGGGTAAATGCCTTTAAAACAATACTTTTATCCTCGAAATTACAAAAAAATGGTGGAGGATATACTATGATATCCTCCACCATATAATTTTATTAATATGTTGGAATAGAGTTATTTAACCTTTACATATGCATTCTCATCATTAAGATTTGGATAACATGGACAGACTAATTGCTTATTACAATATAAATACTTAGCATTGTTAAACTGGCCGTGGAATCCGACTAATTCTGTTTGAATAGCAGATTCAGTATAATTTGCCATTTTGTCTACATATCCAGAATCTGTAGTAGAAATCTCAATCATATATTTATCATAAATTAAATAATTTCCATAAATTGAAGTTATTATTTTCCATTCTGGTATATCACCATCCACTGGATCTACCCCAACAGTAAACTCTTGACTTATACTGTCTGGAGTTAAAAAGACAACTGTATTCATTCCTGGTTCATTTAGTATAATAAATGAATTCTCATTATTATCAATCATTGGTATTATAGTAGGATCTTCCATCATATGATCAGAACCATTAAGCACTGAATAAAAAGAAATTCCTGTAGAATTTATAAGAAAACTATAGCCTTTGTCATCATCTTTGCTCCATATAAATAAAATCATATCATTTTCTGTTGTTACAATACATCCTTTATTATATGAAGTAACTCCATCCCCATATTCTTGGCCTGTAATAGTATCTGAATTTATAATCGTGCTATCAGTCCATCTATTACCAACTCCCGAATGAACATGAGCATGCATTGCTTCGAATGAATTAATTTCATTTTGTACAACATATGAAACTGCAAATTCACAGTTATTAGATATTTCATATAGTTCAAATTTAACATCAGGAGGAAGCGAATAGCCAGCACCTCCAAAGCTATATGTAAAACTTTTAGTGCTTAAATCTATTTTTATGAAAAATGTATGTAAACCGCCATCTTCCGATTCTTGAAAATCTGGGCATTGAAACATACTATCATAATCACGGCGTATTAATAGAGCTAATGTATTATTATTGCATTTAACCGATTTAAGGTATATATCTTCTTGAATCCAAAATGTCCATAAATCTTCTGTATCTTTGTATTGTTCATACAATTCTTTGCTAAAATCTGAACGTCCTATAGATAATATTTTATGATCAACTATAGAATTATCATGATATTCTATAACTATATTTAATGACATTTCAAAAGTTGTTGCACTAACTTCTTTAGTATATATAAATCCACTTCCAGATTGCTCTCCATTATCCCAGAAGAAGATATTATTATCATTTGTATATTCTTGCTGATCATACAAGTCCTTCATCGGTTGAGATAGCCTCTCATAATTACTGCCGTATTTTATAAATTGATCTGTTTCTAGTGGATTTGTGCATAATTCACTATACTTTCCAGATACCACATTAGGATCTACCATCGATCCATCACATTTTACCCAGTCATCATTCAATTCTCTCTGAGTAAATTTAATATCTCCGATTTTATCCCCGCTAGCAGCAGGGTTATTTCGGCTAATTATACTTTGTC